TCGTACTGGACCGTTAAATGTACTATTTGCCATATTATAATCCTCCTAGTTTGCGAATGCTGTCTCTAGGCCGTCGACTATACTCGTCAGCATTCTAAATTAATTGTATAGTGATTAATCTATAACTCTTTTTTAAAAAAAGTGCAAGGTATCCTTGTAGAAATGTATGATTTTTGATAGCGCTTAAGTGGCTATCGAAACTTCGGGCTTGGCGTCTTGTTGTTGTGTAAGACGAGTATCTTCTTCAAACTCTTTAGCAATGATCTCTTTAACAATTTCCTGAATTTTTTTGTCGATATATCCCATATTCAAATTATATCTGCCCTCCTTCAGGTGTTCTTGTTGCCACTCGAGTTCCAAGGACCGTTTCGTAGTGTATAGGTCTTCGGTCATTTGTAACCTCCTCATAGGTTATCCATTTACCAGTTTTACTAGTAAATCCATCAGATTCGAACTTTACCTCATTTTTTCCTAGTTTGTCAAGGATTGAATTTTCTATATCTATAGCTGTATCCTTACACGTGACGTTAAAGTCAGCATAATAGCCATAATATCGAATCTGTACTCGGAAGTTTTTCATAGGTAATTTCTATCTTTATATTCAAAATGAGGCGGTTTTAAGGCCGCCTCATTAATTTGTTTTAGTTGCTATTACGCACCTGGTGATCCGAAGATACCACGCCAGTCAGACCAGCCGAAGCTGTATCTTTCTCTAGCTTTGTATCTAACGTTACCAGTTTCAAAATCGCCTTCCATAGCGGTTTTGATTGGTGCTCTAACAAAGTGTTTTAGTCCGTTAGGAACATCTGTTTTAATGAACCATGCGTCTGTATCTGTTAAATAGTGGTTAACCACATAACCTTGTGGAATCACATTCATAGATACAACAGCACTGATATCATTATCAGCTGTTCCAGTTCTACCGACAGATTTCAATAATCTTTCAGCAGTAAATTGTAGCGCCGAAGGAACAATCATTTTTCTTCCTTGAGCTGCAATTTTTAAACCTCGTTCATCAGTTAGCGCAGCAATGTCAATCATTGCTTGCTCTAATGAAGTTTCGTTTAAGTCTGCTGCAGTTGATAGTTCATTTTGTTCTGTACCAGACACAATTACGTGTGCAGTAGAAAACAGTTCTAAACCATCTCCGCCAGTGTACGAACTATTAAATCCTCTGTTGAGAACGTTCGCTGCTTTAACTTGTTTTGCGTTAGCCATAGATCTAGCTAATGCTTTTGTATAACGAGACGCGAGTCTGTCATACAGATTGTCTTCAATCGCTTCTTCAGTAATTGAAAACGCTAAAGCAAGCGTTTCATGCGTATAACGAGCTGTAAACGTTTCTTGAGCAGCGTCATAATTGACTGCTGAACCTTCCGGTTTAACTCCAGCATTCGCGAATCCTGATAACATTACTTCTTCTTCAAAAGCTCTGTCTGAATTTTCAGTATCGAAAATCTGTGAATGCTCGTTAGCGTAGTTTTTGTACTCCAGGCCAAATAGTGCATTTAAACCTGGCTCTAGTTCTTTAACTAGTTGTGCTCTTGATATAGCCATTATTTTATACTCCTATAGTCCTGTTATTAAGTTGTATTTATGTTCCCCTGTATTCGCAACCACATAAGCATTAGAATTTGCCGCTGTTAAGTCTGAATTATCGGGATCTTTAGAAGTTCCAATTTGATTGAACGTTCCACTACCAGTAGTTGTATAAGTAGAAGTATCAATTTCCGCACTAGATTGTCCGTTAATTGTACTGCCACCTGTACCAACGTAATCATGGTTCGCATGATTATTGTTAGCTACAGTAGCTGTGCCGTCGTGTTGGCCTTCAAAGATAATTTGAGGGTCTGCATAAACATTAGCAACTATGTCAGAAGCTGTAATGCTTCCTGGATAGTATGCTTTCCATGTTGGTTTACTTGATGTTGGATCTGTATAGAAACAACCGTTAAACACTCCAAGGTGTTGGACTGCACTAACAGTGCCTAAAGTGATCACACCAGTAGAAACCGCCATGACAGGGGAACCGGTATAAATTACCTTTGTAAGACCAGAAGCAATTAAATATTCTTCTGTTCTAGGTGTTCCGCCTGATAGATGCCTTACAGCTCTAAAGCCGAAGGCAGCATCTTGGTTTGCCATGTTTTTCTCCTTAGTTAATAAAATTTCGTTGGATAAGAATCGCTAATAAATTAGTTTTTCTTAGTACCACCGAAGGTTACACGGGACTGCCTTTCAGCATTGATCGGCATTCCTGGGTGCTGTTCCTTCATAAGATCGCTTTCAATCGCGTCGTCTTTGTCTTGAGTAATTTTTCTAAAATACTCATCGCGCGCTTTGACAATCTCTTCTGGTATCCTTGCCAGCAATAGGCCACCAACTCCGATTACCCCTTTGTATTTACCTTCCGTCATCACTGGATATTCCGATCCTGGATATTCATCAGCTCTTACTAATTCATAACCTGATCTTAATCTGCCGGCCATGTTCTTTGTATCATCAAAGCCCATAGTTTCAGCCCTTATCCATCTATGATGAAATCCTGCAGGTGCAGGGGGTGCATCTAAAGATGACGGTGGAGTCCAAACAGCTTTTTTCGTAGTTTTTTCTCTGGTTTGGCTCGCACGGGAAGTTTTTACTTTGTCTTCGTTTTGCATATGCTTATGCCTCCTTCGTGATTTTTAATTGTTTCGCATATTCTTCAAGTGGCACACCTAATTTTTTGGCGATTGCAACCTCAGATGATGTGAGCCTGATAGTTTTGCGACTAGGATTTACACTTCGCTTCGCCGAAGCTACTGTTTGTGTTAGTTTAGTCGATTCCTGTGAATCAGTCTTACCAAATTTATGCGGGAAGTCAAGTTGCATTCGTTTATTTATTTCAGCATAGTATTCATCTGAATTAGGATCGAAGCCCTCTTCTTCCGTTAGTTTTTTATGATAGTCAAAAGCCGTATAGGTCATAGCATTGTCTTTCCCGAACCATGCATTCTTTTCAGCCCATGCTTCAGCTTTTGGATCTGGTGGTGGAGTTCTTCCGACAGTATCCTGTAAAGAAGGTGTTTTTACATCCTTTTCTTTATCCTGGGACTGTCTATCTTTTAAAGCGTTTAACCGAACTTCTTCAATACCGAGTTGTGTAATTGACTTTTGTGCATCCACTTCAGCATTAATGTCGCCCGCTTCTCTTGCCGTCGTCAATTTAGCTTTAGCTGCTTCCATTCCAGCGGTTACCCTGTTTTCAAGAGCTTTCACATAATTAGGCTCTAGTTTTGAAAACTTGGTCTTTAATTGAGAGTGCTCGTACTGAACGCCTTTGGCATAATCCAAAGCGGCTTCTTTTTGCCGTTCCGCTTCACGCCATTTTTTCGTTAACTTGGAAATTCTCCGTTGAACGCCTTCACTGTATTCTTCTAATTCTTTCTTTTCTTCTACTGGTTTCTCGTCACTTGCTTCTTGTTTCTCTTCTTTAACTTCTTCCTTAACCGGTTCTTCTTTTACCGGTTCTTCTTTTACCGGTTCAACTACTTCTACTTCTTTTTTTTCTTCTTCGATATTGACTTCCGCGCCTGGGCCGGTTGTATCAATATCAACTGTTTTTTCTTCTTTTGGCATAGTTTCCTCCTATGATTAATTATGATGAAGTACGGCTTCTGGATCCTTAATGGTTCCTAGAATTTCGTCATCGTTCAAGATGCGCACTTCGCCTCCTTCGATGGGTAATCTTGATCCTGCGTAGCGTGCAAAAATAACCCAATCCCCTTTTTTGCACCACGGTCCCGTTGGAAACTTTTCCTTGTCATGATAGGCCAACGGACCTATCTCTAGTACATAACCGCAGTTCGTTGCGATTCGTAATTTGTCTAACGATTCCTGTGCGATTAAAATTCCGCCTTTAGTCTTTTCTCGTGGAGAAAAGGGCAGAACCAACAGTCGCCAGCCGCTAGGAGCGGGGAGCTGTGATTTTTGAATGTTCTCTGGATTTAAAGGTTCTTTTTCTTCTACTTGATACTTATCTTCAAGGGCGTTTCGGTGTTTTGGAACTTCCTTGTCCGATGTCGATAATGTTTCCTTGTTCATCTTTTTGCTCCTTTGCTTTTAGCAGGTTAGAGATTTCCTGAAGCATGTACTGATAAGTACGTGCCTGTCCCAACATATATTGATATTTTTCCATGTTGTCAATACCTCCACTAATCATGGTGTCACCAACTCTTTGAAGATTGTCTCGGATGATTTTTTGTAGCTTAGCAACGATAACTAAGGGATCCACTAGATCATGCCTTTATAATATTTCTCATAGGATGGATTTGATAATTTAACTCCACCATATTCACTTCGAATAGCCTTACCTATATAGCCACCTGCATTAACTTTTACTCTTCCACCTTTTTTATATTTCTTTTCCCATTGCTGTGCGATTTTTGGAAGATTAACATGCATGTAGCGTCTTTGTTTCTCTGATTTAAAAGGCATTATTTCTTCCTTAATCTTTTAATTTTTACCTTTTTTAAATACTCTATAGTCTTTTTTAAACCTAATTCAGGTTTAATTTTCTTAATTACTTTAACAGGCTGCGTCCCCACTATTTAGCGCTTCCGCCTTTTTTATAAACGCGTTCGCCTTTTTTATAGCCAAGTGTTCCAGCAATTGGTCTAGCTGCTGCGCCTAATTGTCCAGCAATTGGTCTAGCTGCTGCGCCTAATCTTCCAGCAAGTGCGCCACCGAATTGTTTAGCAACTCGTATACCTTTTTTCCAAGGTTTATAATCGTTTCTCATATTGTTTCCTCCTTATTTTTTATTAGATCCATTTTTTCTAAAGATCTGTGTTCCCTTTATACCAAAAATACTCGCGCACACAAGGATCCATAAATTTGTGAACCATGTCGGCAGTGCCGAAAAATGCTCGAAGAAGCTGTTTATCTTCACCATCGCGGCCGGATCGTCTGACCATACCCCCCAGGCAAAAATTATTATGGGGAGCGTTAATATCGCCAAAACTATTTCGTCCTTATAATCGTTATCTCGCGATTCTAAAAGTTTGCCCTGGTAAGTTTCCTCACCTCGGGCCATACGTTCTGCATGCATCAATTGTGCATCAGACATTGCCATTTTTGTCTTCTGACGGTTAGAGTATATCTTACCTCCCGCCTGAAGCGCCATTTTTGCTAATCCAAACCACATATTATGTCCAAGTTACTGGTTTTTGTGGTCGAGCAGCACGAGTTCCTGTAACAGCGTTTCTATCTTTTTTATCTCCGCTTGTTTTCACCGGTTTGTTATTTCTATTTACATCCGGTGTAGGAATCGTTTTCGACTTTCCAAGTGGTGCATATCCTACTCCTCTTGTCATTATTGTCCTCCTTTTGGTTTCATTTTCGCAATTTTTATTCTATTCGCATTCGCCATCTCTTGCTTTTCAATGGATGTATCAGCTCTTAATTCAGCCAGTTCTTCATTCTGGTCGATCTTAGTTTCTTGAATATCCTGATTCATCATCGTCTTCATATTATCCATATTAAGTTTTTCCTGAGCTGCTTTTCTCTTCGCTTCATTATCCATCGCTCTAATATCCAGTTCTCTGGATCTTAGTTTAGCAATTGGATCATGATCGAATTGAGAAGTGATTTTCTTTTCTTCCTTCATAAAGTCTTCCATCATTTCTGCAATTAAGACTGCTTTTCTTGCGTCAATCTTTTGTTGCATTTGTTGCATTTGCATTTGTGCTTGTTGTGCAGCTTGTGGATTTTGTTGTGCTAATTGTTGCACCATCATTTGTTGTTGCTGCAGCTGTTGCATTTCTTCTCTAAATTCTAATTCAATTTGTTCTTGAGCCATTAAGCTAATGTGCTCCAGGCAATTCTTTTCAATGGCTGCCATCACCATCGGATTATTTCGCACCATGTTCGTTGCAATAAAATTTAAGTGCGCAGTAATATGCGCTTGGTGATCCTGACCTGGATACGCTCTAAAAGGAACACCTCCTAAAGCATCAAT